AATGGAGGAAGACAGGGTGGATTAACCTCCACCAGAAAGGAGGTCGCACCACACCAGTGAAGGACTACAAAGAGACGGCTCGATGTGTCTCCTTGTAGCGCGGGCGGCCAGTTCTACTGGTCCGAACTTCTTGTACATCACCATCTTGAATTAGGGCAAAGTGCCCCATCTTCAAGAGATAGGTGATGCCTCTCTCACTCCATCGCTCATGCGGCTCCAAACACTTCGGAAGCTGCATACGACGACGGAGACGTTGATCTCTCGTCGACTCTCTGGTCTTATGTTGAAACTCAACATAGTCCCACTGAGTCGATTTTGGGACCGCCGTGATTACCTTCACAACTTTCTCAAAGCGTTGGAGTTTACGATTCCAACTACCCTTTGATACAGTTGGGTTTAGAGAGCGGATGCCATCGCTCCCATAGACCAGGTAATCAGAGAAAGGTTTGATTTTGGAGCCTAACCGTATCTTCTGCGTCGTCCAGTGCAGAAGGAGCATACGGCGAGTCGTTAAGGCTCCGAAATCTAACAAGGAGTTCGCGATGTCAGTAACCATGCTGACATCGTCCGGTGAGGCCATCTTTATACAATAAAGATGGCGCCTAGGGTGTCGGACTGTGGTGATCCGGCGCGCGTTGACATACTCGACACCGCAAGACTCAAAGTAACGTCCAGATGAGAAACTCTTCTGTTCGTTAACCTTGAACCCGAGGTGTTCGAGAGTGTCAACCACGAGATGGTTAATCTCCCTAGGCACAATGATGTCATCACCGTAGACGGAGCATCCAGATTGGTGCCCCTTACTGGCCTGGCCATAGTACCTCCGATAGCTATCCTCCACAATCGAGGCAAAGAGATAACTCTCGATTGGGAAGCATAGTGCAGAACCCATTGGAGCGAACTTGTCACACTCAATCGTAGAACCCCCAATGGAGGTTAAACGACTACGCGTGGCATACAGGTACCTCCACAAACGGAGGCCCTTAGTAAGCTCCTTAATGAGTCTGACGGAGATACTGTCCGACGCATCTGACAAGTCCAACGTTGCCAATCCACGCCACTGTGCTTGCGCACAGAGGCTCCTGTTAACATCTTGGTCAAAGATGTTAACGAGGAGCGCCAGGGG